TCCTTCGGGTACGAGTCGATGATCTGCGGAAGTAGTCCCTTCGCCGCCTCTGCGATCTGATCGTCCGTGACGCCCATCGCGTGGAGCTCGTCGCGAACCGAGGCGCCGTACACCAGCCCGTCGAACTTCGCGCCGCTCAGTGTGGCCTTCAGCGCCGGGCGCGGGGGCCAGCAAATGCCGACGAGCGCACCGAATCCGATCCACGCATTCGTGGCAACAGCCAAGAGCGCCATCTGTCGCGCCGAATGCGACGGCGGCACGCTGAGCATCACCGGCTTCCCCTTGATCGTGACTTCCATTCCTTCTCCTCGAGGCGCAAAAACGAAAGCGCCCGACGCACCGTAGCACGCCGGGCGCCGAACTTCCTACGTCATCAAGTCGCGGTGATCGCGCCCAGGACTTCGAAGTTGATCGTGAAGCTCGACGGATCGCCTTCCGAGAAATCGATGGAGCAACGGCAGTTATTCAGCGTCAGAACGTGATCGGACGCATCACCGAAGTTCGTGCCTTCAACACTCAGAACGATCTGGAGCGTGTACAAATCGGCGTTCGCGCCGAGCGTGGATACGGCGGTGGCGAACGACCCGGAACGGTTGACGATGTCCCAAATGTTGGCGTTCGACGCGTCACTTAGCTCCGTCATGTGGCAAGAGAACGACCCGGTGGGGAACGACCGATTGGTCTTGCGGACGCTGCCGAGCTCGCCGCGGTCCAGGTACTTCGTGTGCTCGACGGGGCCGGTGCTACTGTAGTTGAGGCCGGAAATGCTCAGATCGCCGGACTCGTACTGAATCGTGAGCGTCAGCGGCGTGGGGGTGGTGCCATCGTTCAGGACGATGGTCCCATCGCGGAAGTTCTTGACGACACTGGAAATGGGCATGGCTTACCTCACTGAAGCGGAAGGGTGTGGACGACACGGAACGAGACGGTGCCGGTGACCCATTCCCCGGCTTCATTCGTTTCACGAACGGCGCTAACAAACTGGAATTTGTACTGCGACGGCCATGCGGAGTCATAGACCATCAGCTTGTTCACGATGGCCTGCTCGCCGTCGAGGGCGTCGTCGTAGCTGTCGCTCATGGCCTTCGGCGCAAGCCGCCAGCTGTACAGGATCGAGAGCGTCGTCTCTACGAGCGTCCCCTCCGCCGGGCGCTGGCGGTACTGCCGCAGATCGTCCGTGGAAACCGGATGGACCGCGAAGCACCTATGGGCCAACGAATCTGCGTCCCGCCCAAAATTATCAGGAGCAACGCGACTTTCCTTCCACCCGGAGAGCGTCAGGAGGCGCGTCGTCACGTCCTCGCGCAGCTGCCGGATCGTCTTTGCGGACATCAGCGCCACCACGCGGTGGCAGAGTACCCGCGCCCATTGGTCCAAATTTGACTCGATGCCGACTTCTTCTTGCTCACATCGACGGTATTTTCGTCAGCTTCGTCGTATGTAAAACGAAGTTGCCCCCACGCCGCCTCGTACTGCACCCGGTAGTGTTCCGCGAGTGCTTGCCACCGCCCGCCATCCCCGGCGCTGGTGGAGTAGTCGAGGAAAATCATCGCGAGCGTAGACATTAGATGAACGTCACGCAGCGCGCTCGGCTGGATGACCAGGTACGGCCGACGTCCGGCAGCGATCAGACGGTTCGCGAGCGTGGCGAACGCCTCGTCAATGTACGGCTGGTACGAGGTCGCAGACCCGAGCAGCGCAGGGAGGTCGCTGTGCCGCTGCGTGAGGTCATCCTGGCTGATCACCGGGTACAGCGTCCGGCGGCAGAGCGCGGCGTCGTTTCGGAAGGTGTGCTGTACTCCGTCGGGCATGGTCAAAGACCATTCACACAAAAACCCCTCCCCGAGCGCCTCGGCCGTCGTCGAGGCACCCGTGAGCGTGTACTGCGCCACGGATGCGGGCGGGATCGTCACCACCTGAGCCGAGACAAGTGGGGATCCATCGGGGCGGTACAGCGAGAATGTGCCCGCCGTCGGCGTTGCCGTCGCACCGGCGCGGGAGGTCGGACACGTCAACACCTGCGTGCGGCCACGCTCGATCGTCTCCGTCGAGCGGAACCGTGCGCTGTAGACTGTCTCTGCGAGAGACATCCGCCCTCCCTGGTCGATTATCGCTTATCGCGCTCGCGCTGATCGTGTCGTTTTGCTGCATCCTGCGCAATCTTGCGTGCCTTCTCGGCAGGAACGCCAGAGTCGCGAAGCTGCCGCGCGGTGCGCTCCATCGCCTCACGGTAGCCGGGACGCTCCCCGCTCACGGACGGCCTCGACGCGCCTTCGGCGTGGGAGGCGCAGGAAGCTCCTCACCTTCGGCGGGAGGGTTGTACAGTCGCTCCTTCGCGGAGATCATCGACTCGAGGAGGGCCTCCTCGACGGCGAGCGCGTCGCGGTGGAACGGAGAGCTCGGCGCCTTCTCGCGCCACTCCGAAACCTTTTTCTCCTGTCGCTCGATCTGGATGTTCAGGAAGTCCGGATCCGGGAGCTCGATGTAGCGCCCGACGAGCGACTTACAGAACGCCCAGTACCCTTCTTCATCGCTCTGGATTCGCGTCTGCCCTGCTACTACCTTAGGAAGCTCCCACTTCGACAAGTGGACGAGTCCAGCCACGCCCTCGTAGGCCACGCAGTACCCGCCCGCCTCGGCCTCCCACGGGATCACGGTCCAGCCCCGGCGGCGCTTCGCCACCTCGGCGGCGTCCGTGCTGCCGTCCTTGTCCACGTTCGAGACGCCCGGATCAGCAGCCAGCACCGACAACCACGGCACCCACTCGCCATCGCGGAACGTCCACCGGGCCGGATGATGGATGTACCACCATGCCGGACGCGGCTCGAGACGCACAAGCTCCTTCATCGCCTGCGGACGGGATGCGGGCTGCGCGGCGAAGTTGCCGGTTCCGCTGGTGCCAAAAGTCGCTGCCATTGCTTACTCCTTCTTCGTGATGCTGAACGCAGAAGCGCCCGCCTCGGTAGGGTAACCACCGAAACGGGCGCTTGTGTTTCCCCGACTTAGAAGTCGGAGAGGACGCCGACGCCGCGGAGGTCGTCGAGCTCGGCCACGCCCACGAAGGCAGAGCCGACGATGATCGTGGAGCCGTTGGAGGCGTCACGCTCGAACTCGACAACGATCGGGGACTGCGGGATCACGGTCGTGGAGCCGATGACCGGAGCAGCGGTACCGGTCGCAACGCCGATCGCGCCGCGAGTGAACATCATGCCGAGGTAGTCGGCACCGGCGTTCGCGGTCGGGACGGTGTTGGAGCCGAACAGATCGACGCCGAACAGCGTGCCCTTGTAGCCCGGACCCTTCGCCTCGACGCCCGCCTGGGCGCTCTGGAGGTACTGGCCGGGGCCGGTCTCCGAGCGGAGCGAGCTCATGAGGTCGTTGATCTGCTGGTTGTGCAGAACGGCCACGAACTGACCATCGTTCGCCTGAAGCTGAAGGGCGAAGATCGCGTTGTAGAACGTCGAGACCGAGAGGTCCACGCCCGTCGAACCGACCGAGCTAGAGAACCCGGAGGACAGCGCGGTGAGCATGGTGGTGACGCGCTTGTTGTACGCGAGCACCATGTCGGACGCGAGGTTGTCCACGGTGACGTCCATCGGAACGCCGGTCGCGGTCAGCTGCGCGAGGTCGCTGATCTGGCGGCGGAGCGCCTGACGAGCGATCGTCACGTTGGCGTTGGTCGAGGTCAGCGAGGTGTTGGAGACCGAGGCGTTCTCAGCGACCGCCGCCATCGCATCAGCGCCCCACGAAACGACGGGCGTCTGGACGACAGTGGATCCGGAGCCGTTCATCGCGCGGAGCTGAACGATCGCCGGGTGGTTCACGAGGCTGGCGGTGTCCGTCAGCTTCATCAGCACGGCCTGGTTGAGGATGGCGGCAACGCGGGCGTTGCCGCTCAAACCACTGTAATAGACTTCGTTGGCCATGATGCGGCCCTCCTTGAGATGATCGAGGTTTGGCCGCGCCTATCGCTGTTGACGGGAGTTCGTGCCCGAGCGCGTGCGAGGTTGTGCCCCGCACGGCCAGCCTACCCCTATGCGTGACAGAATGTCAACCCGCGCGCATCGCCGCAAAGATCGCTTCCCGGTTCGCCTTGAACTCCGCAGGAGAGAGACGCGCGATCGCTTCGGGCGTCCAGCTCTGCGGAGCGTCCGGCGCCTGCGTCACGGCAGCGCGCGACGTCGTCGGAGCAGGAGGTGCGATCGACACGGGCGCCCCCTGGGACGGGAGCGTCGGCGCGGCCTGCGGGCTCGGAGCGTCCGCGAGGTACGCGCGCACGGCCTTCGGCAGCGCGTCACGGTTCCCGAGCCATTCCGAGATCGACGGGCGTCCCTCCGCCGGGAGCTTTCCGTATGCGTGCTGCACGTACTCAAGGCCCTCGGCGTCAATGACACCTGCGCTCATGATCTCACGCTCGAGGCGCAGCGCCTCGCGCTCCGCCTTCGACATCGCCTTCTGCTCGTCGAGTTGCACGCGGTACTTCTCTGCCGTCTCCGCGAGCGGCTGAAGCTCGCCCACGCGGGCCTCCAACTCTTTCACGCGAGACACGAGCTGCCGGATCCGAGCGTTCGCCGCTCCAGTGTCTACACTATCGACGTTCCCTTCTTCTGCCGACA